GGATTTAACCGCTCACTCCAATTCGGGGTACAACAAGCATTACAAATGGGTATGATGAATACTCAGAACTGGATGTCTGTTGAAAATGCTGGTATGGCAACTAAACGGTTTAAAGATATCTTGGTTGAAACCGCTAAGGCTTTAGGACAAAACGTTGACTTATCTGAAGGATTCCGGGGGTCTCTTAAAGACGGCTGGTTGACTAATGAAGTCTTAATTAAATCCCTTGAACAACTTGCTAATGATGAAACTTTGAAGAAGATGGCTTCTGACTTCCACACCTTTGGTGAAGCGGCAGAGGCTGTTGCAGACCAAGTAACATCTGGCTGGGCTCGTGTATGGGAAACCTTATTTGGTCAAGCAGGTAGTGATGAGCTTACTGCGTTCTGGACTAAATGGGGTAATGCTGCGGCCAATGCTTTGAGCGCAACTGCTGACAAGGCTAATGAGTTTGCGAAAGCATTTGTATCTTTAGGCGGACGAGACAAAATAATGGGCCTTATGGATTCGGTATTCGGATCTATTGGTGGAGTATTTAAATCTATTGGTGGCGCTTTCACTCATGTATTTGGTGGAAACGTAAGTACTGTAGTTGGGCAAAAGCTAGTCGATATTATTGGAAAACTTTCTGAGAAATTGAGACTAGGAAGCGCTGAACTTCATGCATTCCAACACATCTTTATCGCAGTCTTCCAAGGTCTTAAATGGATCGGTACTGAAGTAGGCGCTAAGATGAAACTTATCGCGACACTTATTCCAAACCATATGATCAAGGACTTTATTCTGATCGTTGGTATGATAGCGAAAGCTCTATGGACAACTATCCGTGCGTTTGAAGTATTTATTAGTAAACTAATAAACTTCAGCAAGATCGGTAAAGTATTTAGTTTCGTAGGAAATGCTATTAATAAGTTCTGGGATGCAGTACATAACGGCTTAGCCAACTTCTCTGAGAAATGGTCTGCGGCATTTGATAAGCTTCCTGGTGGCGTTGCAAAAGTCATGGATTGGCTTAAGAAATTCTGGGAAGTAATCAAGGTTCTTACACCGGCTATTGGACACCTTAAGCAAGAATTACATGGATTCTTCTCTAAGATTGCTAATCCGTTTAAGACTTTAGGTCATGCCCTTGGCGATAATGGTAAGAAATTCAATGAGTGGTCATTCTGGGTAGGTAATGCTGTACAGCGATTCCCTATCTTCGGTAAAGCTCTAGGTAAGTTCATTGTTGGATTCTCACATTTCAATGATGCAACTGGTCGTATGGACTCTTGGGCTGGTCAGTTTGGTCATAAACTAAGAACACACCTTTCTGGTTTCTACAACAGCCTACGTAACAACTACCGACGGACTATTACAAGTCATAGAACGTTCTGGAATAGCCTTAACGGGGCTATGGACCAAGTTCTTAATCGCCAGATTACAACATGGAAGCAGTTCCGTGAAGCTGTTAAATGGGAATATTTGATTCCGCCTGGCATTCGTGACATGTTCAAGAACTTTAAGTTCTCTATGCCTGATATGTCAGGACTTAAGAAAGGTTTCGCGGCCTTTGCGTCTAATCCTTTTGGCGCAATCAAGAGCGGTACCCAAGGACTTTCAAAATGGTTAGAAAACTCTACATTTTCTCTTAAGGCCTTTGGTGATGTTGTTCGTAAGCACTGGCCTACTCTTGGAGAGTACGCTGATAAATTAGACAAGGTTAAATTCTCGTTGTCTTTCCTTAAACCAGTTGTGGATAGTGTCGGTAAGGCGTTTGAATGGTTTAATTCTAAGATCTCTAAGATTAGCTTTGGTAAGATTAACTTCGGTGGTGCTGGTAAAGTCTTTAGTGACGCTGGTAAAGCGCTTACTGCTAACTTCTCCGAAGGTATTGTTCCTGGTATCGTTAAATCTATTGACGGATTCCGTAAGTGGGTTGGCGAGCTAGGTGCTGTTAAATCTATCTTTGGTGGCCTAGGATTAGGGGCAGGCGTTATCGGCGAAGCCTTTAATACCATTCGTAAAGAAATGGGTAAATCTAAGATTGACTTCAGTAACTTTAAGACAACCCTAGAAACATTTAAAGGCTGGTTCCATGGTTTCTGGCATGGCTTAGCTAATGTCGTATCAGGTGATACTTTCTCTAAAATTGGAGCAAGTATCAAGAACGGATTTAGCTCGGCTATGAGCTGGATTTCTAGTACATTCGGCCCATGGTTTAAAGGATTCTTCTCAAGCCTACCATCTAGTGTACAACATACTTTAACTGGACTATGGGATCTAATTAAACAATTCGCTTCATCAATCGGATCAAGCTTTAAGGATACTAACTTCTCATTTAAGAACTTTGGAGAGGTTGTCGATTCTGTAAGTAAGGGTGTTAAGAAAGCTCTTGAAGAGATTGGGAAAGTCCTTAAGAAGATCTGGGACGGCTTTAAAGATCTGTTTAAGGTTACCGGTGTATCTGCTGATGAACTTACAGAGGCTGACTTCGGAGATCGTAAGATGAAAGAAGCCGAAGCCGGAATGAACCGTTTGGGTGATAGCGTAGACCGTGTCCATGAAAAGAGTAAAGGCGTCTTTGCAAGCATCGGTGACATGGCCAAACTTCTTGGTGAGACATTCAGTGCTGTATTAGCACCATTCAACAAAGCAGACTCTGCGGCAGTTGGTAAGATTCTTACATTGGCCGCGGCGATTATTGTGCTTTGGAATACTCGTAAGAAAGTGCTCGGCATTAAAGACATGTTCCGGGAATTCGGTAAAGGTATTTTCGAAGGGGCTAACTCCGTAACAGGATCTCTTACGAATATGTTTAAAGCTATTAGCGGACACTTTAAAGCTAAGGCTAAATTCCAAAACATTAAATCCTTTGCGCTGGCTATTGCAACTTTGACAGGTTCTCTGTTAGTCCTAGCTATGATTCCTGCTGATAAACTTCAACGAGGGGTTCTTGGGCTTGTAGCAGTTCTTGGCGCATTTGAAGTGTTTTACTTAACATTGTCAATGACAACCAAGAAGTTCGACCAAAGCAAAGTTCAAAATGCTAAAGATATGATGCTTGGTATGCTTGGCGTAGCAGGCTCTATTCTTATGATCTCTGGATCTGTCATGCTGCTAGGTAAGTTGGATGGAAATTCTCTTACGAAAGGTCTTTTCTCTGCCGGTGTTATTCTGGTTGCAATGGGCGGCTTGATGGCTATAATGGCACATATGCAACGAAATGCTAAAGGGTTTGACGGTGGTTCTGCTAAGATTTCCATTGGTATCTTAACCTTTATCGGATTAGCATATGCGATTAAGAAAGTGGCTAAGGTCGTTAAAGACGTTGGTAGTCTTGATGAAAGTACTCTTAACAAAGGTCTTTATACTGTCGCTACCATTATTGTAGGTATGTCGGCTGTTCTTCTTGCAACTGGTAATCTTAAGGAAGTTAAGACCTCATCTATTCTTACCTTTATTACAATGGCTAAAGCTGTAGGGGGTATCTCTAAAGCAGTAGCTGAACTTGGATCTCTTGATACCGATGTTCTTCTTAAAGGTGGAGCGGCAGTCGCTATCATGCTTACTGTTATTGCCGGTATTGCATTAGCATTTAGTAAACTAGATAATACTAAGCAATCATTTACTAAGAATGCTCTTGTTATGTTTGGTGGTATTGCTGGAATGTTGTATATGATGCGTAGCTTAGCGCAAAGCATCGGTACAATGAAGAACCCAGATGCTATTGTACAAGCTCTTGGTGCTATGGCAGTGGTCACAGCAGCCTTTGGCGCTTTGGCGATGGTTCTTCAGAAGAACAATATCGGAGATAAGGGCATAAACGAAGGTATTAAGAACTTAGCGGTTCTCTCAGGTTCCGTCCTGGTTGCTTCTGCTGGTCTTCTTCTTCTAAGTAAGATGGAAGGTAGCTTCCTTAAAACCGTTGGTGCCTGTCTTGCGCTTGTTGGTGTGGTTTATGCCTTTGTTAAAATCGGGCAAGCCGCTCAGAACATCAAAAAAGAAGGTATTATAGGTCTTGCCGCAACTGTCGGGGCATTGATGGTTTCGGTATATGCTCTGAAAGAGTTGACTACTATACCTGTGGATCATATTCTAACTCAAGCACTTGTTCTAGTTGGAGTTGTTGGTGCAATCGCTACTATCGGTGGTTTACTTGGTAAGGTTGGAGGTTTTGAAGCTATCGCTGGTATTACCGCACTTGGCACATCTCTTCTTATGATTGGTGGTGCTATCGGTATCGCATCTGCTGGTATCGGCTACTTCTTACAAGGTATTGCTTCTGTTATAGACGCTATTACTCGACTTATTGATACCGTATCAAGACTTGGTAAAGAGGGTGGTGAAAACTTCCGTAAGTTCTTTGCTGAGGCATCTAAGTCATCTGGTGATATCGCTGAAGTTGTCGCTGGTATGGCAGAAGGTATGGTTGTTGGTATGGTCCGTGGTATTAGTGGTAATATCGGTAAGTTTATTGAAATTGGTGTTGAACTGATTAAAGGCATTATCATTGGTCTAGGTCAAGCGGCTGGCGATATTGCCAATGCACTTATCGAGATCGTAGCGAATGCCGTTGAGGGACTGATTAATCGAATTCCGCAATTTGTTATTAATATCACGGATGCCTTACTACGGGGTATTCAACAGATTGCCCAATGGTTCCGCAATAACCGTAATGTTATTGCAGTGGCTATCCTTGAGATGTTCGAAGCAATGTCTGAGGTTATTATTGAGGCGGTTTCATCTCTTATCGGTATGATCTTGGATCTTCTAAGTAATATTCCTTTGATTGGGGGTATGTTTGAAGACGCCAAGAAGGGTATGGAAGACATGGTTGAGGGTTGGCTAAATATGCAACGTAAGGCCGTGGATAGCGCTAAGAAGTACGCTGAGATTGTTACTACCGAAGGTATTACCAAAGCCATTGAAACAATGGATAAACTCGGTCCTGCTGAGATGGCCGCGGCTATGCGCTTTGCTGGAAATGCAAAAGATGGGCTTGAATACTTCAAGATTATCTGTTCACAACTCGGTATTCAAGGTGCTGACGAGTTTATTAATGGTCTTAAGAACAAGACAATCGACGCCAATGCCGCAGGTAAACTCTTTGCTAAGATGGTTGAGATGGGTATGTCAGAAGCTCAAGTCAAACAAATCGCTGAGAAGGCGGGGTATGACTATGCTAATGGTATACTTACAGCTAAGCCTGAAGTTAAGACCAATTCGGAAGATATCAAGAAAACCCTTGAACAAGGGCTTGGTGGAGACGGTAGCTTTGACTTAGGTTTGTTGAATAATGCATTTAACATGCTCAACGGACACCTAGGCGGTAAGCTCGACGTAACTAAGGCGATGGCCGCTCTTAAATCTGGTGAAATCCCTCAAGAGATGCTCCAGAAAATGGCGGAGGGTGATTTCTCAGGTCTATCCATGGAGCAAATGCAACAATATTTGTCTGGATTCAATGGGTCTGCAGAAGCCGCAGGTCAGAGAGCACAAGAGGTTAAAGCCGCTGTAGAAACAGGTCTTTCTGGAAACGGTAATTTCGATGTCAGTCTTGTAACCCAAGCCTTTACTAACTTGGATACATATTTGGGCGGACGCTTGGACGTTACTCTAGCGCTTGCTGCACTTAAAACCGGAAACATCCCGCCTGCGATGCTTGCAGAGTTGGCTAAGGGTGATTTCTCTTCAGTTGCTCAAATGCACATGGACAACTTCATGAAGCCTGTTGAAGCGGCTCCTCCTAGAGTAGAAGACAACATCGGTAAGATCAAAGCGTCTGCTCTAACTTCAGTTGATAATATGTATCGAGAGACTAACGGTAAGATCCAAGTTAGTCAAGAAGAAGCTAATCGTTTGATCTCAGACTGGGAGCATGGTAAACAGCTTACCGACGCAGAAATGCAGAAACTGGCCCAAATTATTGACGCATCTAGAGGTAAGGCAGAGCAATCTGCTAAGAATGTTGCTAGTAGCGCTAATAAAGGATTGGAAACTGTTAATGGTACACCTGCTGGTCAAAGAGCGGGGGATACGTTTAGTGGCGGTATTGAATCTCGAAACAGATTGGCCGCTGAAAAAGCTCAAGGTATTGCCTCAGTTGCTGGATCGAATATGAAGTTCGACGCATCTGGTTCAGGAGCGGCTATTGCAGAATCCTTTGCCGCAGGTATCGTAAGCGGTCGAGCTACTTCTGCAGTTATGGGTGCTGCCGCTCAGCTTGTTGGATTGGCTAAAGCGCACTTACCACATTCACCAGCTAAGATGGGTCCTTTCTCAGGAGAAGGTTGGCGTAAGGTTAAGAGCTCAGGTATTGCTATTGCAAAAGAGTTCGCATCAGGGCTTGGGTCTACTGCTTCATTTAATGCTGTTTCCGAAAGTATGACAGCTATGCAACAATCTATTAAAGACGCCCTTGGCGAAACATCGGAGTACCTTGATGATAACATGGAGCTTTCTCCTGTAATTACTCCTGTCTTGGATATGTCTAATGTTGATGGTTATACATGGAATGGGGCTGGTTATCTTGGACTCACTGGTTCAAATATTAATTATTCGTCGCTTAATCCTACAAGCCGTAGTATTGCTTCTAATCGTTATTCTATTGACGAAGTGGTACGGGGATTGAATAATGTAGATCAGAAATTGGCGACGCTTACTGAGAACTCTGCTATTGGGAATGATCTCCTTGCTCAAGGACAAGTCAACCCAATTTACTTGGATAAAGATCTTGTAAACCGTGCATTGGCGCCAGGAATGGCAGATGCGCAACGGACTTACAGTGATCGATTAAATATGTTAGATGGAGTGTTACCACGATTATGAGAGATGAATCATACTTCTCTATAATCTTTGGTGAAGGAACCGATGCTGTTGATATCGGTAAACTCCTCGATGCTGTAACTAAAGTTGAACGTAATGCTGGTGCTGGTCAGGAACATACATATTCTGCCGGCACTGGCCGTTTTGGTAAGACATGGGTTTCTGGTAGAAGAAGCTCTTATGATATTACCATTGAAGGACAAAAGACAGGGAGCCCAGCTGAGCTATTATCGCTTCGTACGAAACTGGCTCGGGCTCTTGATTGTCCTGATGGGCCAAAGAAATTACAGTTTGATGATCAGGATGGTAAATACTACCTTGCTGTGACATCAGGCCAACCCAAGTTCACTGAGGATTTACAAAAGAGTCAGGCTACGGTGTCTATTTCATTTGAAGTTCCGGATGGTTTATTACATTCCGAGCTCACAAAGGTATTGACATCGAAGACTAACTCTCCAGATATTGGTTCCCTTACTAAAGAGGGGAATATTGTCAAAATGACTTTAAATAATGCAGGAAGTGCGCCGGCATATCCTCGCATTAGAATTAAGAACGCTGGAACTAACGGTTGGATTGGTATTGTTAATAAAAACGGTGTGATGGAAATTGGCACAAGCTCCTCAGGAAGAGATGGTGCTGTAACCGCTTCCGGATCTTATGACCAATCGCAACTACTACTTAACTTAACACCAAACGACTCTGCTGGTTGGCGTAAAGGGGTGAATATTGGTGGGAAACTTAGCTCGCAATCTCCTTTAACTGTAGCTAGTCACGCTGAGATCAGCGACCTAACACTTGACTGGGCACCAAGAGATGCAGGTAGTGTTGGTTATCCTTGTCCTGGCTTACACTGGACTCGTTCTGGGTCTAAAGGTATTGGTCAAGACTGGGGATGTGCTGTGTATGAGTATACTCTACCTGCGGATAAGAACAACGTTAAAGGTGCTAAGAACTTCCGTTGTGACTTTAACTTAAAACTCTGGGCATCTAAGATTGGTCAAACTGGTCTGTTAGCAATTATGTTTATGGATGATAACGACCGACTTATTTGTGCTTATAGTTTGGATAAATACACAACTGACAGCGATAAGGTTGTACAAGTCTTCACCACAACTGATATTCACAAACTACCTCGTGAAGAGAACGAATTCGGATCCAATAACAATGAGCCAGGTCAACAACGGCCTAACCCTGCTTTCAATAGTAGAACCGGTAATGCTTATGTTATTAAGGACGGTCCAAAGTTCACATATGGCTATAACGGTATTCCTAAGACTATCGTTGATGCTACCAAAGAGAACTTAGAATGTACTAAGATCTGGGTTCTTTATGGTAGAGCACGGAGCGAGAGACCAGGTATTGGTCATTTGGATACCTTATGTGTGCAATCACTTAAGTTCCAGAAGACCAACGTTCAACGTTATGACCTAGTTCCTAACAAGTATAACGCTGGTAGTGAACTTGTTGTGGATATGTATGAGGGTAAGATCTCATATATCGCTGATCCAGAGGCATCTAGTCAAGGGGTCGGCGCTGAAGGAGATCTAGCAAACGGATCTCGATACTTTGCAATTCCTCCCGGGGAGTCGCAACTTGAAATTCATTCTTCCGGATTCGTTACAACAGCCCCTGAGGTTATTGTAGAGTGGGAAGAAGCATGGCTATAAGAAAGGAGGCCGAAACTTCAAAATGAATGTAAAACCTGCATGGCAGTTAGCAGTTCATGATAACGCAATGAATATTGTTGACCATATTAACAACGATGTTCCGGGTTCTCTGAAATATTATGATGAAGAGTTCCATCAATACTGCGGTAAGGGTTCGGCTACCTTTACTTTTACTGTCGATAAATATTCAAATGGTGTTCTAAACGAACGTATAGCCAACCTTACTACTGAGTCATATATCTCTTTCCATGAAGACGATACTGATTATGTGTTTAACGTAATGACTCGTAGAGAAACCGACTATACTATTACTTTGGAATGCGTTACAACTAACTTAGAGTTACTTAATGAGAAGGTTGTTGCTTATGAGAGCAAGGATGCTAAATCATTCTTAGAGTATATCGAAGCTATGCAACTCTTTAAATTTACTCGTATTGAATTGGGTATTTGCGAAATTCGTAATACCAAACAGACGCTTAAGTTCGAATCTGATGACGACACATGTCTAGCTCGGATTCTTAAACTTGTTGAAGCGTTTGATGGTGAGATGGAGATTATAACCAAACTTACCGATGGTGGCCAGATTGATAAGTATATACTTAACGTTTATAAATCTCGCAATGTCGCAAAAGATAACGAGCCTGGTTTAGGACGAGTTCGTACCGACATTCGGTTACAGATGGGTCGAGACGTCGCTTCTGTTATTAAGAAAGAAGATAAGACTAATCTATTTTCTGCTATCCGGATGCGGAACAAAGACGGTGCATATATCACCTTCCCTAACTCTCGTGAAATTAAAGCCGCAGACGGTACACACGTTGAGATGTACTGTAACCGGGGGTCTCATACAATCTATGCCCCTATCTCAGCTAAGCTATATCCGTCTGTAAACAAACGTGATAACTGTGACCCATGGATTGTGCGTGATGTGAAAACTGAGTTTACTAACGCAGATGAAGCATGGGCTTACGGGGTTAAGATGCTACGTAATTACATGTATCCTATTACAACATGGGAAATCAGCCTTAACTCTGCTATGGTTCTTCAACGTTACGATATCAAGATTGGTGATGTAATCTTCATGACCGATGAGAACTTCGTTGGTGGATTGCTTATCCGAGCTCGTGTCATTGAGATGGTGCGCTGTTCTACAGATCATAGTAAGACTAAACTTACCTTGTCTAATGTCGTTGCTATTCGGCCAACTAACAACTCAACGTTGATGAATACAATGTCACGGATGATCAATGATGCTCAACCTTTCAAAATGACTGTAAAAACTACAGGGCCTACGATGTTCCGTGAGCTGACAGATAGCTGTGAGCTTATTCCTACTTTATATAAGGGTAAATCTGAAGTTACAGATGTTGATTTCAGTTACTTCATTGACAATAACCTTGCGGGTAGTGGAACTAGGTTCAGGGTATCAAGATCTAATATCGGTACTAGCGGTAATGCGTTGATTACTATTCAGGCTTGGGTTCAAGGCCAGATGGTCGAGTTCCAAGATGTGACAATCGCTACTGTAAATGACGGGGTATCTCCTGTTCTTACAGTGATTGAGTCGAGTAACGGTGATGTGTTTAAGAACGGTATCATCAACACTGTGCTGACCGCTAAGTTATTTAGAGATGATGTCGAGATTGACACTAGGGGTGAAGCCTTTAACTATATTTGGACAAAGACTAATGCTAACGGTGAAGTTGATGAACCATGGGGTCAACGTCCTGAGTCTAAAGTTAAGAGTGTCAGTGTCACTCGCATTGATGTAGAAGATAAAGCAACTTTTTCAGTTGCTGTTGTAACTAAGTAAGGAGGTGGTATAATGAGTTTAATTTCAACTAGTCAGATTACTATTGTCGATTTGGATGACGGCAGAACCCAATATACACACCTTGCTTGGTGTAATTTTGGCTTAAAAGTTAATCAGGACGGGTCTAACGCTTACAATGCATTTACTAAAGATCCGGAAGAAGGGCGCTTCTTAACTCATATAGGTATATACCAAGATTTCAATTTCGCAGGTAGTGACCGTCCTGAAGATTATCATTGGTCTAAATGGCGTGGTACTGACGGTGCTAACGGTCTTCCAGGTAAGCCTGGAGCTGATGGCCGTACACCTTATGTCCACTTCGCTTATGCTGATAGCCTTGATGGGTATACTGGATTTACTACGGCCGAAGTATATATCCCAGCTCAGGATATTGACTCAGAACCAACTAAGGTTAAAGTCGATGTATCTAAGAAGCTATACATGGGTACTTACACCGATTATACCGAAGAAGATTCAAATGACCCGGCAAGATACCATTGGCAGAAAGTACGTGGTGCTGATGGTGCTAACGGTACTCCTGGTAAGCCTGGTGCCGATGGCCGTACTCCATATATTCACTTTGCTTATGCCGACTCTGCTGATGGTAGGACTGGCTTTACCGTATATGGCGACCCTAATAAGAGGTATATGGGTACGTATACCGACTTTGAAAAAGCTGATAGTACAGACCCCACCAAGTACAAATGGTCTCTTATAAAAGGCGCCGACGGTGCTAACGGTGCTCCAGGCCCCCAAGGGGTGCAAGGTTTACAAGGTCCTAAAGGTGATCAAGGTATTCCTGGTCAGAGAGGTGCCGACGGTAGAACTCAATACACTCACATTGCCTATGCTGACAATGCATACGGTAACGGGTTCAGTCAGACTGCAACCGGCAAAGCCTACATTGGTATCTACCAAGACTTTAACCCTACTGACAGTACTACTCCGTCTTCTTATCGATGGACGAAGTGGAAAGGTGACGATGGGGCTAACGGTATCCCTGGACCTAAGGGTACTGATGGTAAGACTCCGTATATTCACTTCGCCTATGCTAATTCGGCTAATGGTACTAGTGGATTCAGTGTTAGTGACTCAACTAACAAAGAATACATCGGTACCTACACTGACTTTACCGAAGCTGACAGCACTAACCCTAATCTTTACAAATGGACTAAGATTAAGGGTGCTGATGGTGCTAAGGGTGATAAAGGTGAACAAGGTGACCGAGGTTTACAAGGCCCTGCTGGTCCCGCCGGTCCACAAGGTATTCAAGGTCTACAAGGCCCTAAAGGTGATCAGGGTATTCCTGGCCCTAGAGGGGTAGACGGACTAACACAATACACACACATCGCATATTCTGATGCTGATGACGGTCGTATTGGTTTCAGTCAAACTGACTCTAACAAGCCTTTTATTGGTCTCTACCAAGACTTTATTCAAGAGGATAGCCCCGAACCGAGCAAGTATCGCTGGACAAGATGGAAAGGTCAAGACGGTGAGCAAGGTCTTCCAGGTAAGCCTGGTGCTGATGGTCGTACTCCATATGTTCACTTTGCTTATGCAAATAGTGCAGATGGTAGATCTGACTTCAGCTTAGCCAACTCTAGTGGTAAGAAATATATCGGTACGTACACCGACTTTGAAGTAGGCGACAGTAGCGACCCTAGCCGATATAAATGGGTATCCTTGAACGGTGACTTAGTTATCGGTGGGCGTAACCTTTGGATTAATAGTAAAGTCACGGGCTATGCCACTATCGAGAAACTTCCAGAAAACCATATAACTGGTCAGACTGAATGTTACCGATTAGAATCAGTACCAGGAAAAAGGGGTGTATTTTTCAATATAGCACCTGAGTTTACAAGTAGACTCTATACAACAGTTACAATGAGCTGTTGGGTGAAATATGAGAATGTAAAACGCGGTAAATACGGCTGGACAAACTTTAATGTCTTTAAATCAGGAGGACTTTGGAGACGTAACTCTAAGTCTGGAGCTGTATCTTCAGCGGATTACCCAGGGATGTTTGGATTTACTGGTAGTGCTGACTGGACTCGACTTGAAAAAGTTTATAACTTTGGATGGGATACAAGATATGACCAGTTAAGAACAGACCTGAGAATCATTCTAGAAGATACAGCATCAGGTACCGCCTGGGTCACTGGTGTCAAAGTCGAGATCGGTAACACTGCGACTGACTACTCTGTTGCCCAAGAGGATATAGATAGCGCTATAGCCTCTAAAGCTGACCAGTTGCTAACTCAAGACCAGATTAACCAACTCTCTGAACGTAATGCTCTTCTCAAAGCGGAGCTAGATGCAAAAGCTACTCAGGAAGTCGTTGACGAGTGGATTAACCAAGTGCATAACCTTATGGATATCGAAGAGGCTGGTCGAAAGGACGCTGAGCAAGCCGCTATTCGAGCTAGTGAGCGTATCGCTGAGTTGCAGAACAAAGTTGGTGAACTTAAGATCGTTACTGAGTTCGTTAACACTTACATGTCCCAATCTGAAGAAGGGATTATTGTAGGTCAGAAAGATGGTTCCTCAAAAGTTCTAGTATCAACAGATCGCATCTCTTTCATATCTGGGGGTAAAGAGGTTGCATCAATCTCTCAAGGTGTGCTACAAATTGATAACGGGGTGTTTGTCAAATCACTTCGTATCGGTCGATTTGTTACAATGCAAGATCCATCAAATCCAGATAGAAATATAACATTATATGTAGGAGGTGCATAGTAAATGGTAGTAGTAAACTTCTCCGGTCCTTGGGCAGGGGATGTACAATTAGAATTATGGTCTGATTGGAATGTTCAGAAACCTGAGCAAAACGCAACCCTTTTTAACGTACAAGTTCGATTAATTTCCTCAGGTGGTGGTCAGATCTTCTCAGGGAATGGTGGTAAACGTCTATGGTTGAATGTTGGTGGTATAGAAGAACATTACGACATCGACCCCGTTATTGGGAAAAACCAGAAGCGTGCTATCTTCGGTAAAGACTACCTTATCCCACACAACCCGGATGGTACTAAGACGATTACTGTATCCTGTGAGTATGTCGTTAACTTGGGCGGGTATGGTACTGCGAAAGCACAGTTTACTGTCAAGCTGAAGGATATCTTCAAAGGCAGTAAAGGTAAGGACATATCTGGTACAATAGGAAGCCCTGTAACTCTATCAGTTGATCGTAATGATACAAGATATACTCACGCTGTAGAAGCGGAGTTTGGTAATTGGAAACAGAATATCAATGGTGATAGTCGATTCGTCTCTACTTACAACTGGACCCCGCCTATGGAGTTATGTAATCAGGTTCCTAATTCTGATAAGGGTGTCGGTAAGGTTAGATATATAACTTACCAAAACGGTAAAGAGATTGCTAGGGATGAGAAAAACTTAACACTAGCGGTTCCGGCATCAGTCAAGCCTACGTTATCGTCATTTTCAGTTCGGGATACCAATACTGCTGTCAATAACTTGCTGGGTGATAATAAGTTTGTTTCTGTCCTATCTAATCTGAAAGTCGATTTCTCTAAAGGAACCGGGGCATATGGATCAACCATATCTAGTTACTCGGCAACTATTGTCGGTAAACCAAACTCTACTTATGATGAAGATGGGGTTATCGGTAGTATTGAAATGGTTGGTAATGCTGTTGTAGAGGCGACTGTTACCGATAGTCGAGGTCGGACTAGTGAACCTAAACGGGTTAGTATCGAGTTCCTTGACTACTTCTTACCTCAGATTAGTTTTGAGGCTAAACGGGTTGGCGCTAACGGAGAGCAGATCCAGGTTATTCGTAATGCTAAAGTGGCTCCACTCCCAATGAATGGTAGTCAGAGAAATACGATGCGGATAACATTTAAAACAGCACCGTTTGGATCTAATACATTTACTCAAGATACGGGACCCGCTAATGTTTTATTTAATTCAACATCTCAGATCACTAACTCCGCCGCTAACTTAGCTGGTACTTTCTCTTCTGGTAGCTCTTATGTTATCATAGGGACTGTTCAAGATAAGTTTACTAGCTCCGAGTTCAGGGTTGAAGTCCCAACGAGATCTGTACTCATGTCTATGGACCAAACTGGGGTCGGTATTGGTAAGATACGGGAGCGCGGTGTTCTTGACGTTGCTGGCGATGTTTATGCTTCAGGTCAATTGAATGTAAATGATATTCGTGTTGCTAATAAAAACATTCAGCAATATCCATTAACATCGCTTGAAGGTAGAATCCAAGACGTTCGATGGTCTAGAAAAGACTTTAACACCTTTACTGAAACTGGCATCTACATGGTGTTAGGAAAAGAAAGAGGGGCAACTAACGGCCCTGACACACAAAAACATGGTATGCTAGAAGTATATGCACTTAACCATAAAGAGGTATTCCAAAGGTTCATGGATGACCGCTTGAACACCTGGATTCGATGGCGAGACTGGGGTAATAACTGGACTGAATGGGAACAGACTTACGTGTGTAAGGCAGATATTCCTGCCCCTGTTGTAGAAAAGCCGAAGTTTATTCATAAGGACTTTACTGATAATATTCCTTATAAACTCCCGGCGACAATCACCAGAAGCGGTGATCTAGTTACTATCCACATACCTAGAACAATTAAGACGATCGTCCAACGGGTTGAAAATTTCGTATGTCCTGAAACCATACCTGTAGGCTTTAGACCAACTAACGTCGCTACTATGATATTAGCACTGAATGAATCTGCTAATTTCCTAGGTAATGCTATGTATTATTTCCACCCAGACGGCTCGATACGTATTACTACAGGTATTACTAAGACCGCTGTGTATACGGGGACTATCACCTATATTACAACAGACCCGTTCCCAGATAAATAAGGTACCCACCATACAACTATAATTAAGAAAGGAGATTTAAGTGTCTAAACTAGAATTTAAATCTAAATCGTTGGACTATGATCCAACTAACAACAAGCAAACTCATGTCATTCTTGTTGACGATAATAACTCAGTAGTCAACGTGTTCCTAGAGGAGGCGGCTATTGACCTAAGTAACGCTGAGTTGTATAAGTTAGCTATGCAAAAGCATTATGACATCAACTTCCCTAAAAAGGCTGAGAATGAGCGATTTGAAAAAGTCGATGAGAAACTTGGTTCTATGGATGACGCAATGGATGTCCTTGTCGCATTTGCGGTATCTATTCAAGGGAATATGAACTTACCTGCATATCGCCGAATCGCATCTGTAGCGAAACCATTAGTCAATGGTAAGCGATATAACAATGGTGACGTTGTTGTAATGCCATATCCGTATGACACGAACACTAAATGGCCTAAAGATACACCTACCCTGTTCAACTTCACAATGCAATCAGGCGAAGGATACAACTATAAAGGTCAAAAGCTAGCTGAAATGCTCCAACAAGGAGTACTTAGCGTGGTTATGCCACGTATTGAATAGAGAGGGAATATGCAAGAAAAAGAATTAATGCATTGGTTTATAACTGTCGTTATTCCAATCGTTATTAGTATGGGTAGCTTCTACATTTCCTCTAAAAACCGGGCGGCTGATTTAGAACACCGTCTAACCGAGCTTGAAGTATCAGACAAACATAATGAAAAACTTATGGATAGTCATACTTTGAGATTGGATAAGTACGAAGAGGAACAGAAGATTATTCGGGCTTTAGTGGAACGAATGGATTACATGAACGAGAGTCTTAAATCAGTAAAGACGGATATGGACGAGATCAAAGTGCTTGTCCGTAGCTACACAGAATCACGAGGTAACAATAAATGAAACTTTCAAACGAACAATACAATACTGCTAAATTCATCTTACTCAACGTAGTACCAGCCCTAGTAACTTTGATTGCTGGGCTTGGTGTGTTGTATGGGTTTGATGCAACTAAGATCACTGCGACAATCGGTCTCTTTGCGACCTTCGCAGGTTCTGTACTTATGATCTCTACAAAACGTTATAACGAAGCGCAAACCGCAGAAGACGACGGACGTTAATACAAGGAGAAGTTGATGGCAACTCGATCTGAGGTACTTACTTGGGTTCGTAGTCTTGCCGACCGTGGTATCGGGGTTGATGCAGATGGTGCTTACGGCATGCAATGTGTCGACCTCCCTAACATGGTCGCTCAGAAGTTCTTTGGGCGTGCTATGTGGGGTAATGGTATTGATATGTTAAAGGCGGGACAGGGTCTAGGCTGGCGTACAACAGGCGGTAATGAACCACCTCACGCTGGTGCTATATTCTGCATGCGGGTATCTTACCACGGCTACGGTCATACCGGTATTGTAGTTGGTGAACCTGATGGTAACGGTAACTTCCAAACTGTCGAACAGAACGTTGACGGTGGAATGAGTGGGGGTCCTGCTCGATACCGTACAAGAAGTTTAGGTAACCCAACAGAAAACATTATCGGATTTATATATCCTCCATATTCTGACGGACTAGGATCTACTGGCGGCGGTGGAGGAGGATCAGGCGAAGGAGAAACTATGGACTTTACATTTATGATTGGTGGAGAGGCGGCATGGAACTCAAGAACCATTTATTACTATAATGGCGCGGTTAATGAGGTACAGCCAATCCACAACATGGAAGAACTAAAATATCTTCGAGCTATTTATCAAGACACTCATGGACGAAGCTTAAAACATTACGAGTGGAATACATCTGCGCCAGTATATCATCGTATATTTGGGGTTGTTAGACCTACAACAAGAGACGAATCTACGAAACCTGCATTGAGGTATTGATATGAGTATGTGTTTTACATTCCGTATTGAGGGACGTGACCCAGGACAACCTTATTTGCATGGTTGGGATCCTCGCAAGGTGTATTTCTATAACGGTGATGATAATGAGATTATCTATATCGAGAATGAAGATATCTTGGCCAGACTCCGAGAGGTGTATAAAGAGTCAAGAGGTCGTGATCTAGTCCATTATGTGTGGACTACAAACGCTCCTGTATTTATACGGATATTTGGTGTATTAAGACCGAATGACGGTACTGGGGTTAAGCGAGAAGGACTAGAAGCGTTAAACCGTAAGATTGCTGAGTACGAAGACGCTTATTGGAAACCAACTCATTTCATGCCTAAGGTTGCCTTGCATATTCGGAAAGAGCCTACTAGAACAAGTGAGTCCTTAGGGGTATGTGATATCAACCGTAAGTATGAAGTCCTGGAGACAGTTACACAATGTGACTGGCACTGGGCTAAGATCAACCACAACGGTATTGTTGGTTGGATTGCTATGGGTGATATAACCGGTGAATGGTACGGTGAGAAATTCAATGAGCCTGAGGTATTATAGCTCGATAAGGGCGTTGATAGGGTAAAACTTACAACGCTCATTTTTTTTTCAAAAATTTACTTTCTACTATATAGAAAGAGAGGATAATATCATGAAATATTATGTAAATGTAAATACTTGGATTAATGAAGAAGATTTGCTTTTCCAATGCAAAATGGCTATGTTTACTAAGGATCGTGTTATGGATGCTATGCGGGAATACTTTGGTTCTCGTATGACACGAAAGGCACGATATTTGGTAGAAAAGCAATATGCTTGGATGGGTAAATTTATCAAGAATCCAAATTTGTTATTTGGACATATGATCACTTATTACGGATTGAAAGCTGAAAAAGAACTAGGGATGACACCTGAAGATAAAGCTGAATTACAGGTCATCGGAGCACGCTTGTTTTCTGAGTTGCCAAAAGAGCAACAACAAGAAGCAACCTTGCTATTGATGAGCAAAGTAAAAATCGCTTAATCAGATGGAGGTCTACCCTCCTTCTTTTTTTTTTTCAAATTTTTACACTCTACTATATAGAATAGATAAATTATATATTGGAGGAAAATAAAATGGCAATTATTATTATCACATTGGTATTTTTGTTCGTACTTAATAGAGGTATTGTATCTATTATAAAAGGATTTGGTGAATTTCTTTTGAAATTATTCGGTAAAGCCGATTAACTCAAAGGGAACAACCAAGTTCCTTTTTTTTTTACTTAAGGAGGTAAATAAAATGAAAAACAATAAAAAAGAACGTGATATGGGGTTCTGGGAAACCTTGCTAGCTATATTCTTGCTAGATTGGTTATTCTAAAATAATTACAATCCACTATATAGAATAAATATTTTGGAGGATTTTATAATGAATAAAATTATGCAAATGCGTATGGAAATGCGCGATGAAGTTAAGAAGGCTATCGCTAATAAAGCTGATGCGATCGACGATCTCATTACTGATCGTTATATGAAAGACCCTGAATCGTATGTTAATATCAAGGTTACTGATATTGCAGACGCTTTAGGTGTTTCTAAATATAGCGTACAGAATAATATCGATTTGATCCAAACGGTTATTATCGAGAAATTCGGCTACATCGTCGTCCCATTCGTAGATGATGATTTTGATATTGTAATCTCACTAGGGATTAGATTCTAAGAAGGACGCTGGGTAATTTACTCAGCTTTCTTTTTTTTTGAAAAGGAGGAGCTTATGAAAAGAGAAGCAACTGTCAAATTCATTTTTGGCTTTATTATCTCATGCCTTGTATCTGCGCTTGTGGGTATTTCTATTTGGTTTGGTTATACCATGGCCTATATGAAGTATCAGCCACTACAGCAGGAAAGGGATATGTATAAGAGCCGTTGGGAGATCAGAGATAAAGCCGCGGCCTACTACTATCAACAGTATAAGGACGTTAAGGAAAAGTATGATCTTATTAAAAAGGTAAATGAAACTAAAAAAAAATAAGGGGTAACTATTATGTACGATAAAGGAAATTGCTACTTGAAGACAATGGAAGAAAACTGGGAACAAATTCGACGTGACTCAGATAAAAGAAGATACCTTAGTGTTGATGTGACGCGTATCCTAAATAAGGTCCAAAACATGATAAATACCTTTAAACCGTATAGTATGGAGACCCTTACCGAACCATTGACCGTTTGCCTGTCATCAACATATTTGAATAAGATCTATGAAGAGCAAGGAGTCCCTTACAAGTACTTTGAAGCCGCTTCTAAAGATGTGCTTATCCCAACGTTAATTAACGACTTTGGATATTCTGCAAGATTCAAATATGACAGCTTATTAGACGGCACCATTATTGGTTATAGTGTAGTAATCCAACTACATAAAAAATAATTACATCTCACTATATAGAAAGAGAGGTAACAATTATGTTAAGACGATTACTACGTTTTATTGGTTTCTACTGTCTAGCTGGATATGCTGTCCTTGAGAAGTCTTATATTGATAAGCTGATTAAGAACGGGTATCTGGATAAGGACGCAGAACAACAAAACCGCAGATTAGAAGTCACACGATTTGTACTTACTAAACTTAAGAAAGAGTATTAGTCTGGATTAATTTCCAGGCTTTTCTTTTTTTTTTCAAAAGGAGCTTACTTATGAAGAAACAATATGATAAATCTAAATGCAAACTACTCTCTAAAGATCTAAATGTTGAAGAGATTATCGCTAGGAATAAATCTGTATTAAGTACCTATGACTTTACAACCGTACTAAATGCAATTCAACAAAAATTCAATAGAATGCAGGGGTTCCCATCTGAGGAACGAAAAATGTCGATAGGTATGCGCCTTATCCATGCCGTATATGAAGATGACAAAATCTCAAGTAATCTATATGACAAGCTGGATAATAAACTATTGACAATATTACGAGATGACTTTGGATATGAATGCGAAATCCAAAACTTTGGCGGTTCATTCTTTGGTTCCTATTATCTTGTAATATATCTCTAAAATAAATACACCCCACTATATAGAAAGAGAGGTAAACATTATGTTTAATAAAATTTTTAAGAAGTCTTCTAGCAAGAAGATTGAAGAAACTATCAATGCTAAACTCGATGAGTTAAATACTAGACTTGCTAGTGCTGAAATTGGCAGTGATGAGTACGACCAAACGCTTGGTGAAATTGATATTCTTACCAAATCACTCATGGACATCAAAGACCGTGAACTTAAGGTAAAGGATAAGAAATTAGAACCAGCAGTTAAAGCCGCACTAATCACGACCATTGGAGGTGCTGCGGCAAGTATTCTAGGTATTTTAATCATTCGGGACTATGAGGCAGAGGATGGTATCTTCACTTCAAGCGCGAAGTCATTCGTTAAGAAAATTTATTAAAGTAGGGAGTGTATACCACTCTCTCTTTTTTTTTTTGAAAGGATATTTGTATGGAACCTAAAGTAGCGGAGTATATTTACTACGAGCCTTATTTTGATAGATCATTCAGGCAGTTATTCTTCAACTATATCTATGGAATATTGTCAGAAAACCACCTTGAGGCTACTGAAGTTGACTTTGAGATGTTTCTCATCATATTCACAACAACCATGATGACCATAAACTTCACCTTAACATCAGACATCGTATTTTACCATAAAGATGACCTCAGACAGATCTATTTTGGTTACTTCAAGATGAAGGTTGTAACATCGACTTCACAAGAAACGCTGAATAAGATAATCTCAAGAATGCGAAGTAAGATTGTGGAATACGATTTGTCGCCTACTGATGTAGACTTTGAAAACTGTATTGATCTAATTAAGGAAGATATGCCTGAAGTATATTTAGATCAAATGTCGGATATTATCGCTTATAAATGGTCTTATTTCAAAGAATCATATTATAACATTGTTCGTATTCTACATGGAATGAGGGGGTATAAATGACACCAAAAGAAAGACAAGAGCAACGTGAGGAACGCTATCGTAATATGACAGATGAAGAGTTTATTCATCATTTTGTAGCTGATGCTGTTATTCTTACATGTTATACGGATATCAAATTCAACGATGCTGATGAATGGGCAGAATGGTGTACAGAAGAACATGGTGAATGGTATTGCGGTAAATCCTTCTATAGCCTAGCCTCAGATTTCAAATACTACATTGAAGAATGTATTAGTAATGCGGAAAAGATAGTTAATGAACTATTATAAGGAGTATAGTCATGAAAAAGAAACCTACTATTTTTACAGTTATTGCAGTTTTAGTATTTTTAGGTATTGGATTTTGCGTGTACCATTTTACACCACACCCACCGAAAGCAGATATCGTAACTGTTGCTGATGTCCATCAACTTGACACTGATGCTGATTGGAAAGGTAAAATTGCTCGCTTGGAAATCACAGAGAGCTCGCTTGAGAGTTATGATAAAGAAACTCTGAAGTACGGCTTCTTAGGTAAGGTCAAAGTTAAAGGCTCCCCTGGAGAAGTCTATGGACAATTTAACATGTACGACGTACATAACCTGCCAAACATTCATATTGGCGATATTCTATATGTTCGAGTAGTCGGGCTTGAAGGTAGCGGTAATGTTTTTGGCCCAATGATTAAGGGTGATATTATCTATGTCGAGAAAGGAAGTCATTAATGCGTAACGAAATACTATTATTCCCTAACAACGAGATCCTTGTCAATGCCTTATACAGAACAAGGATTACGCATCATACTAGATCAAACCATGGTATAAGATTACATATTTCTCCAATTAGCACTGCCGACCATATCGAAGATGATTTAGATGCTATGGAAAGTATCGGGGATTATTTATTTGATTTATACCTAAAAGACCCACGCATTGCGAATAAATTAGTTCGTCCGAAATACTACTATAACTATAAAGTTAGAAGTTGGGTATTTACATTCGATTTTAAATAAAAAAATTACAAGCCACTTATTAGAAACGAAAAATAATTTAAAGGAGGACATTAACATGTCAAATAAAGTTTCAAAAATCGTAAATGAAGAAGTTATCGAAGACGCAGTGGAAACTGTTGTCGATACCGCTACTGAAAATGTTACTACAGATGTAGTACCAGTAGAGCCAACACAACCAGTGGAAGTTGTCAAACAAGGTAAGGTTAAAGCAACCTGGAATTGGATTAAACAACACCCATGGGCTGTAGCGGCGTCTATTGGTGCTGGTCTAGGAGTTATCATTCTCGGTAAGAAGGTATACGACGCAGGAATGCCTGCGGAATTCGAAGTAACCGAAATCAAGAATGATGTTATTGAACAACCTATTGAACATGCAGAAGTCGAAACTAAAGAAGAAGAAGTTTCTGAAGAAGAATAGTTGGGTATTTTTACCCAGCTTTCTTTTTTTTTTCGAAAAGGAGAAGGTATGAAAAAGACGTATTTAGATAAATATCCATATACGTTGGAGCGACTACCACATCGGTACTCAGATCGCGTCGACGTTATTGTCCGAATTGAACCACTTGATAGCCCTCGAGCAACTGACCTATTACTTAATCTGGGATCCACTTTACACAACGCCTCGATTGAAGGTATGCCGTTTAAAGTAAAAGATCAGTTCACAGACCCGTCGGATATGGAAGAAGGTAAACTCCGTATCACTCTATCTGGCTATCAACTTTAAAATTTTTACCACCTACTATATAGAAAGGGAATAACTTGTATTACTTGGTGTATGTTGAGAGCACACTTTAATAACGAGGCGCCGGTTTGATTCCGGCAGTATACAAGAAAACACTTTCTATTTTTTTTTTTGAAAAGGAGAATTCATATGACACAAACGGACTATAACGAAATCCGTTCTACCAACGTAGCAAAGGTTGAAGTAGAAGAAAAGATTACGGTCGAAGCACCTGAAAACGAACGCGTTCCTAAAAAGTCTGTCGTTAAAGGCTCTACGGTTGAGGAACGGAAACCAGGTCTTATGACACGACTTGTACGCGGTATCTTGGGACCAAACGGCATTCGAGCTATCGGCTCATATTTAGGTAAAGAAGTCATCATGCCTGCTATTAAGGATACTCTGGTTAATACAATTAACACTGGTGTAAACATGGCGGCTTATGGCGAAGATCGTAGTCGTTACAATGGCGGATGGTCTAATCCTGCTCGATACAACAGCCGTGTTGGCAACCAGACATATACCAACTACTCTAGCGCATACCATAACAATAACCCTCAGGCGCAGGCAATCAACCCGCCTACACGAATTAAGGATATTCTACTGTTCACATGGAATGATGCTGCGACAGTTCTAGAAAACCTTAATCGGGATATTGCTACATACGGATATGCCCGTCTTGCTGACTACTATGATTATGCAGGACAACCTAGCACCAACTATACAGACAACGCTTATGGTTGGAGAATGCTAGGCGATATTCGTATTGTACCTACTCGTGGTAAGTATCTATTGGCATTGCCACCAGTTGAAGTTATTTAATAAAAGGAGCTATAATCATGAACAAAAAAGTAATCTTGAACACAATTAAAATCGTTGCATTTGGTGTCGTACCATTTATGGTTGAAAACGGTAAGAAAGCTTTGGATAAAGCTCTTGAAGCAACTGAAAAGGCTTCTACGAAGGAGTAAATATGTGTAGTTTAATCTTTATTATTCTATTACTTATATTTCTTGCCTTATTAGGCATACTATCATATATCGTAGCCTATTTCCTAATTCCCATCATTATTTTAGTTATTATTGCATGGGCGCTAACTATCTTATTTAATTAAAGGAGAACTTAACAATGTCTAAATGGAGTTATGAACTATTTAAAGAAAATGTCGCTGTACTTGCACACAACTATAAGAAAAAAGAACCTCTTATCATGACTGTAGGGGGTATTGCTGGTTTCGTAGCAACTGCCGTACTCGCATATCGTGCAAAAGCTAAGATCACAACTATTGTTGAAGATATTGAAGCTATGCGTGAAAATGACATGCCTGTCCCTGTTGGAGAAACTATTGTTCGTGTTTCTAAAGCATTGACACCTACTATCACTATGGCCACTCTATCAACTGCCGCTGTCCTTCGCTCATATCATGTGTTGACAGGACGTAACGCATTACTTGCCTCAGCCCTTGCATCTGCTACTCAAGCAAACCATAAACTTCGCCGTCAAATCCGTGAACAATATCCTGATGATCCAAATGCTCAATTCATCGGTGAACGTGAAGAAGTTCTAGCAGGGCCTGAAGAAGAAGGCAAGAAGAAACCTAAAACTGTTTCTGTAATTAACACTAACGATGTCCAATGGATGGAATACGCCTACTTTAATAAATCACAAGAATTTGTTAAAGACGACTTGAACTACAACCAAATGTTCATCACAACAATGTTCAATGCGCTTGATGAAAAACGCCGTCGTCAAGGATTCCTTAACCTTACAACTGCCTATGACGTGTTGAAAATCCCATTGGAAAAACATGAACGTCGTGCCGGTTCTGAACTAGGTTGGACAGACAATGACTTCTTTGACTTTGACGTGCATGTAGTTATGGTTAAAGACGAAAATGGATATCCTTACCCAGTACCAGTAATCGAATTCTCTCCAGTTAAGGATATTACCACTGGTGTAGATTACGGTAGTGATATTTCAGACTATCTTATCTAATAAAACATATAAAGGAGCAACAAATTATGGAAAAACATGGTATTGTAAAATCAGGTCTAATCGCATTCGGTCTTGTTAACCTTGGATATATCGGATACGCTTTGTATAAGAACTTCAAAGACTACAAAAACAAAGAAGGCGAATACGCTGAAGAGCAACCTGAACAGTTAGAGTTGTTCGATGCAACTGAAGTAGATGCTGAAATTGTGTCTGACGAAGAAGTTGTAGAACCAACTCCACGTCGTTCTGAAAAGAAAAAATCGAAGGTTAAGTTCTACCTAGGAATCGGTCTCTTGGCTACTGCTGTTATTGGCGGATACTGCTATGGTTACCGTTCTGCTTGGGTTAAACGTAGTAACATCGCTAACGAATCAGAAGAGCTGTTACATGCGGTTATTGATGACCGTAAAGACTACAGCGACTTCCTTGAGCAGGAAATGATCAACCGTGAAATCAAGTTGGGTGTTGAGCGTGAAACTATCGTGTCTAACGCAATCAACATGATCCTTCCTGACTACATGGATACTCGCTGGGTATCATTCGGTGAAGACGGCACTGTACGTTCTAACTACACTCCTAAAGTCTCAGAAGACCATAATGTAGAAACCATCACAACTGCTGTTGAAGATACATGGAACAAGCTATACGAAAAAGTCGTTGTAGCTCCTATGTCTCCAGAAAAAGCTGAAGAAGCTTAACTAGCAAAAGAATATAGAGAGTAAAGGACCAGGCTGGTTCATATACCAGTCTTCCACTATATTCTAAGGAGGTTTATATTATGGAAATCCAATTCAGACACGACAAAACAGATAAAGGACTAAGCCTGTCATATTTAAATGACGGGTCTTTCTTTTTAGAGGTGTTCGACGACGCAGATAATACTGGTATGAATATTCCACTAGATGCTGACGAATTAGAGCTGGTTAGAAACTGCATTGACCATATTTTGAAAAGGGGCAAGTAATGGATAAAGAAAAACTATTAAAGGCGGGTATCCTTACAGCACTCGCCGCTGGGGTTGGTTATTTCGCATATCGATTTGTGAAAGAAACTAAACGCCAAATCAAGGAAATGGAAGAAGCAAATGCTGCTCAAACGCAAGAGCTCCTAGATACAATCAAGCTAAGAGATGAGCAACTCGCATTGGCTGAGGAGCATATTGATGCTCTTGTTTACGGTACTCCTGAGGAAGTTCCAGATTACAACGAAGAGTTGGAAGAAATGCGACGTTCTCGTACTCGTGTTCACTCAACTACTCTTGAAGAAGGAGATATTGCTCCAACTGATGAAGATGATTATCATGCAGGGGCTACTCAAACTGCAGAAGATGTTGAACATCACAATGTATGGAAAGAAAACGAATATTTCCAAACTGGAGAGCAAAACATTCCGTATTTCGTAATTGAATCAGCTAAAGAATTAAAAGGAAATGAGGGCCAAAGTATGCGCCATGATACTGACCCTAATAGCGTAGAAGCATGGAATCAATATAAAGCGGTTATGATTAGTGAGTTGTATGATGATACTCCAATCGCACAAGCCGTATCTGAACGCTATGGTATGGGTCTCTTACTAAGTAAAACAAACATCGTATCTATTATTGATGTATTCTCTGAATTGCTTGAAGTTAATGATACGAAGATCGTCCAACCATATAACGCCTTCGACAACAACGTATGGGAAGACGTGTATGACCGCCGTATCGACTTCTTCGGACCTGATACATATTATGCATCACTACAATTCCCTGTAACCTTCGGTGAAATACTCTATGAATATGCAAGCAAATTTGTAGATGACACTGAAGACGGAGCGTTGTTACCAATGGTTGCTTACATGTTGTATGAATCAGGATTGCTTGATGCAGAGACAATCGAACAAAAACTTCTTATCATCAGCAAGATCCTTGAACACCGTAATGTTCGAGAAATCGGTAACGGTATGAAGAAAATAAGCATGTTCGGTCGTGTTGTAGATCGCCTAGCGCCTGAAGATACCGGTCATGAAGTTCGTTTATATACAGAGTATAACGAATTTATCGGACGTGCAAGTGCGTTTGAAGAAGAATACATGGCTAATATGGAGGATGACTACGATGATGAATAATACGGGACAAGAAAGTGTACTAGTAAAATATTCTTTTGACGGTATTAATTTCAGTTCCGATTATATTCCATCAGATCATCTAAAGCCATTTAAAGACGCGTTTATTAAAAATGAAGTATTTATAATTAGACGTGATATGACTTCCGCTGTTGGGGAGTCCCCATTTTTAGGTAGTGCATGTAATGAAAAATTTATTGATATGAGTAAGGTTGTAGTAATAGGATTTTAAAGGAGCTAATTTATGACAGATAGAAAACCGGATTTCTTCAATATTACGGTTGAGGAACTATCGGGGCCTAATCGAAAAGCCGATGCTGTCGTTTCTGCAGACTTTACCTATTTAGATAACCAAGGCGCTGATGTACAAGATATTGTTGTAAAAGGTGGTGCCTTTTATGCAATGTGGGATGGTGAGAAATGGTCGATGGAGAAAAACGATGTAGTTCGTGCTGTCGATCATGAGATTAGAAAGAAATACGCTGAGCTTAAGACTAAGGGATACGAACGCATATCTCTTAAGTTTATGCAGAACGCAGGCTCAGGTCTTATGCGCAACTTCGTTAAGTATTGTGAAGACGCACCAGAATCCCTGCAAGTATTCAACTCTAAGATCGTATTCAGTAATTATAAGGTGGCTCGTGATGACTATTCTACGTTCCAGCTACCTTATACGCCAACTACTCAACCTACACCAGCGTTTGATGAACTCTCATCTGTCCTATATGCTCCTGACCAACTAGATAAAATTCTCTGGTGTTTAGGTGCATTGTTCACAGGGGAGATTATCAATATTGATAAATTCTTATTTCTATACGGCCCTGCAGGAACCGGTAAAGGTACTATTATTAGAATAATCGAGATGTTATTCGGGCAGTATATTGGAGGTATCGACCTTAAGCAACTGACTAGCGGTTCTGAGTATGCGACAGGGACTCTGCAAGAACTCCCGTTGTTGATTGACTCGGATACCGATTTAAGTCGGATTAAGAACGATACCCCATTACTTAAGGTAACATCTCATGAGGAAGTATTCGTACGTAAACTTTATCAAAGACCGTATCCTGTAACATTTAAAGGTCTGATTATTACTGCATCTAACCAACGTGCTCAATTCCGTGATTCAGACTCAGGGATTGTACGGCGGTTACTTAAAGCAGTTCCTACAGGTCATCTTATCGCAGGCCCTCGATATAAGGAGCTAATGAATGGTATTCAATATGAACTAGCGGGTATTGCACAAAAGGCGATTGATACATTCTCTCGCTTAGGCGCTTTCTACTATGCTAATGATGTTGATATCGAAATGCTTGAGTACGGTGACTCTATATTTGAGTTTGTTCGTGAAAACGTACTCTTGATGCAGAATAACCCAACTCTCTCTGAAGTCGAGCTTATTTACAAAGGTATGCTAGAAGAAAGAGGTTGGGAGACAAATGGTTATAAGAACCGGTTGCGATTAGGTTTGCAACGTTTCTTTGAGACATATACTAAAGATACTAAAGACGAGGAGGGTAATCGCAAACGTCATTGGTATCGTGGTTTCAAATACGATGAAGCTTTTCCTGAGACTAAAAAGAAACAGGAAGCGTCCAAAGTAGGAGCTAAGATTGATCTGACTATGGGACGGACGACTTCACGATTTGACTTAGAAGGAAAGGACTGGCCTGCACAATACACAAATGAGGCAGGTAACCCTTTAAAGAAATGGGACAATGTCACTACAACCCTCAAGGAGATTGACCCAACTAAGTTGCACTTTGTCCGTGTTCCAACTGAACTTATTGTAATTGACTTTGATGCTAAGAATGAGGCGGGTGAAAAAGACCTTGCTAAGAACTTAGAATTGGCTTCTAAATATCCTTCTACATATACTGAGGTTTCTAAATCAGGTGGCGGTGTCCACTTACACTATTGGTATGATGGTGATCCAACTCGCTTGGCTAATCGCATATCTGATGATGTTGAAATCAAAGTATATAATGGTGGGTCATCGTTAAGACGGAAACTTATTTCTGCAAACGATCTCCCTGTAGCTCATATTTCAAGCGGGCTACCTTTAAAGGAGGATAAGAAAACTATGTATAAGGACGTGGAACATATTATTTGGACAGAGCAAAAACTTAAGAACTTCATTGAGGCTTGTATGCGTAAAGAACACCATGGTGCGACGGCTCCAGAGGTTAGCTTTATTAAAGACAAGCTTGACGAGGCATATGAGTTAGGTGTAACGTATGATCTACGGCATATGCAGAATGATGTTCTTAAGTTCGCGCTTAGCTCAACTAACCAAGCACAACAATGTATGAAGATGGTTGCTCAGATGAAGTTCTCTAATGTACCTGAGAATGAAACTGAGTCAATCTCAGAATCTCTTATCTTGCCTGATGAGGAAATCACATTCTTCGACTCGGAAGTCTTCTGTAACCTATATATGATTGGTTGGAAGAAATACGGTCTTGAGGTACCGGAGACTGTCTACCGAGGATTAGAGGATTGTACTAGCCTAAGTGAGATTGAAACTATTCTCGTTAACGAATGGTGGAGTCAAAACAAAGACAAGATCGGTATTGAAATCAATCCTACACCACAACGTACACGAGAACTGTTCGATACGCACAACATGATGGGCTTCAACAACCTTGGATATGATAACCATATTGCTTATGGTCGTATGCAGGGTGACGACGAGATGGACTGTTATAAGCGTTCTCAAGGCATCATCGAGAAAGGCGATAAGCGAGCTAAGATCTGGGCGGCTAACGAAATCTCTTATGGAGATATCTACGAGTTCCTGGATACTAAGATGTCATTGAAGAAATGGCAGATTAAACTAGGTATCCGTCATGACGAGTTCGAATACGATTGGACTAAACCGCTTCCTGAGCATGCATGGGGTCGTTGTGCGGCATATATGCTTAATGACGTAACCTCAGAGGAAGAGTTGTTCAAATCTAAAGACGGTCAAGACGCTTGGAATGCTCGTAAGATCCTTGCTGAAATCAACGGTCTATCACCTAACGTTAAGACTCAGACACAAGCTGAGAAATTCTTATTTGGTGATGACCCGAATCCGCAAGATAAATTCAACTGGTATGACCTTGCTGAGGAATTCCCAGGATACAAATTTGACAAGTTCAAACGTAAATCTGAGTTTATGGGAGAAGACCCATCTGAAGGCGGTTATGTGTATGCCGAGCCTGGTGTATATGAGAACGTAGTTGTTCTTGACGTAAAATCAATGCACCCGCATAGTTATATTGCTATGAACTACTTCGGCCCATATACTCCTAAAGTTGAGGCCTTGGTTGAATGTCGTATTGATATTAAAGAGGGACGTACTGACTCAGCAATGCATCGATTTGATGAAGTAGATCCTGCCTTGTCAGAAAAACTTCGTCCATATTTCGAAGGGTCATCAGTTAAAGGTCTTGCTCATGCCCTTAAGATTATCGTTAATATTATTTACGGTATGACATCTGCGCCTTGGCCTAACAAATTTAAAGACCCTCGTAATATCGACAACTGCGTAGCTAAACGCGGTGCCTTATTTATGTTAATGCTTAAACACGAGGTTCAAGGTAAAGGTTATCAGGTGGCTCATATTAAGACAGACTCAATTAAGATTGTCAATGCAGACGATTATATTATTGAGTACTGTATGAAACGTGCACGTGATTTCAAATATGAGTTTGACCACGAACACACATATTCTCGTATGGCCTTGCTCAACCGTGCTACCGTTATTGCTGAAATCGGTTGGCCAGAAGATGAGAAAGGTGAATGGGAGGCTATTGGTGCACAGTTCGGCAAGAAGACCAACCCGTATGTCTACAAGACCCTCCTTAGCAAGGAAGAGGTTAATGAACAAGACTTCTTCACAACTAAGGAAGTTAAGACTGCTATCTACCTTGATGACCAGTATATCGGTAAGAATGCTCAGATCTATGCTTCTAGAACAGGTCGTGAAATCTCTCGTACTCAACCAAGTAATGTCGCACAAATGATTCAATCGCGATGGATCAAACCACGATATTTACTTCAACGTGAGTCACAAGGATTGACGCCTGCTCAATTAGAAGAGGCTAAGAAACGCAAGATCGCTACCGAACTTGGTCTTGACTATAATGAAGTCGATTATATTATTTCTAACGGCTTCCCTGATACAATCGTAGACAAACATGTTGCTGTAACTGGAACTACGGGGTATCGTTGGGAACTGGCAAGTAATTATAAAGGCTTCGACGATATTGATATGACCTACTATCACCAGCTTGTACATGAGGCGGTCGATGACGTCTTCGCAGTTGGTGATGGTAATATTATCTTTAAAGGAACTAAATACGAAAGAGAGTAGTTTATGTTTAACAAAATTAAGAAACTGTTCTCTAAAAAGGCAAGCGAAGTCGAAGAGGTCCAGCCAACCATCTTCGGTTTCATTGCTACTCTAAAGGGAGTTGACGATCTTGGGGACGCGGTTCCTACTCAGATATTCATCATCCCTAAAGAGGAAGAAGAGAATATTTACAACATTGTCAAAACTGGTGAGTACAACACTTTGGTTCTATACGACAATAATCGTATCCAATTCAAACCACCGACAAATGCTTCATTGTTATTAACTCCATTTTACTCTGTTGAGGAATTGAATGGTGCATTGAAGAGTATGCGTGACCAAGGAGTTAGAGGAGTTGTAGGCTGGCCTATTCCAATTGACTATTAGAGGTGACTTATGTTATATTTAATTGATTCTAACATTAGCACATCGTCTCAACAGTTGACTCGGATCATGAGGATCTTGGACAAATACGGAGCTAAGTATACCTTACTATCTACATACAAATCCTCAGGTAGGTGGGCAGATCATTATTCACCAACCTTGGACAAGGAAATTGTAAAGGGTATTCTTAAGTTCTATGACTATGATCTTAGTAAGGTAGCGAAATCGCCAAACTCCTCTACAGTAAAGACTATGTCTAAAAAGCATCCGCAGGCAGTAAGAGAATACCGGTCAGTATCTTTTCAAGATAAGAAGCTCAGTGAGGTTATTGACTGGTTCTCTGAGCATCCGCAATTCTTAAATGTTGGTATCATGTATGAATCACGAAACGGTGCATGTACTGCTAATTTAAGAAACGATGAGTTCCGTGCTTTCTTACCTCGTAGTAAAAAGGATAAGACAAGGTACGCTGCGCTCAATGTTGCCTTTGGAGAGTTAGGTATTTCTGAGAATGAGGTAGCAACTCCTCGTCCAAAAAAGGCCAGTTTCGGCCATCATAAAGGTGGATATAAGTGGGAACTCTAAAATATTTACATTCCACTATATAGAAAGAAAAAGGAGGTTCAGACAATGAACAAGGTATTAAACACTGTTGCTGCAAGCGCAATCGCATTATATATGGCGGTCATCGCGACTGATGTGTATGATGGAAGTGTATTGCAAACAAAAGTTAATAATGGAGTTAAAAAGCTGAAAGACGCTTTTTCTGAAAAAGACTAGGAGTTGGGTATTTTACTCAGCTCTTTTCTTTTTATTTCTTTTATGTGGGAGGTAGTAGTATATGAAGCATAAAAAAGAGATAGAAAAAAGGGGTATTATCATGGGCTTAATGAATATTGTTCATAATATATTTAACGGTCTTAAACATTTACTGTATCCTGTTACGAACTTCTTATATTATAATGACGAAAAAATATTCGCTACTAGTAAAATTGTTTCGTATATAACAATACTACTTGCATTAGTAGCGTTGTTTTATAAATTATATATATTGCTAGGTATAGTGATTTTTATTAGCGTTATCGATTTACTTATTATTGTGGCTACGGCCTTAGTATCTATTTGGAAATAAAAAAGGAGAAACATCATGAAACACTTCACATTCAAACTTGCAACTATGGGTATTGTATTGTTCAGCGCTGCTCTTATCAGCGATCGCGTATTCGCAGACGTAACTAAAGCAGAAGGGTCTACAGAGCTTGTAGCCACTGATCCAGAAGTTACAGTTACTAAATCAGACGACACCATCTGGTCTGAAGTAAATGTAAACATCAAAACCGATATCCCTGACGAAGTTCAAATCAACCAAGGGGATACTATGACCTTTAATGTCCCTAACGAATTGTCATTTGAAACCAACTACAACTTCCCTGTATACAATAACACAGGTGAAGCTGAAGTAGGTAATGCCGAAGTTAAGGCTGCTGAGAACACAGTAACCACTACTTTCAACAATTACTTCGCAGAACACCCACTTGACAAATCTATCACACTTAACCTCAACACACGGATCAACCGTGAAGTTGTGCAACCAGATACCAAGCACGAAATCTCATTCAACGGTACTGTTGTGGAATTGAACGCTGGTTCTAAGGGCGTAGAACCTACTGATGAAGCATTGTACAAATACGGCTGGCAAGATAAAGATGACCCATCTGTTGTTAACTGGACTGCCCGTATCAACTACAAGAAATCTTACATGGAAAACGTAAACATCTCAGATACATGGTCTGACGATCAAGAATACGTTGAAAACAGCTTGAAGTTCTACTATGTTAAGAGCGTAGATCCATTTGTATATGATGCTCCTGCAACTGATGCCTTGGCAAACGCTAAACTACGTACAAACGGTTTTGATACAAATCTTGCTAAGATTGATAAGCAGACTTTATATGTTGAGTACAAGACTAAACTCAAACAAATGGAGTACAACCCTACTAACAAGATCAATGTTAGCTGGGATGGCGGAGGAACAGGCTTCGATGCCGAAACTAAACTTGTAGGAGGCAACGGTCATGCTGATGGTAAGACTCGTCCTACATTCGAAATCCCTAAAGAGTCTCCTAAAGTGGAGATCCCTGAGTTCCAAGGTGGTATCCCTGGTATCCCAGAAGAGCGTGAAAAACTACCTGAATGGACTGGCGGGGTTGTTCCGAATGAAGCTCCTCAAGTTGATAAACCAGAATTCCAAGGTGGTATCCCTGGTATTCCTGAAGAACGTGTAAAACCTGAATTTGAAGGCGGTATTCCTGGAATCCCTGAAGTACGAGAAAAACCAGAATTAGATATTAATGATATCCCTAAAGATCCAGAAACTCCTAAACCAGTAGATCCTAAGACTCCTAAATCCGAAGATCCTAAGACACCAAAACCACAAGAACCTAAAGCTCCTAAAGTAGAAAAAGTTGTAGAAAAAGAGCCTGTTAAGAATGATATTACTCCTACAACTCCTACTCAACCAGCGCCAGCAAAAGTCACTCCCGTATTTACACAAAAAACTTTGCCGGTTACAGGTTCTATCGTAAGCAACACAATCACTGTTATTGGTGTAGTAGCTGGTCTATTGGCGATCGGGCTTAGCGTCTTCGCAGGTTATGACTCACGTAAGAAAGGTCGTAAATAATGAAACGCGGTAAGAATAACAAAGCTAGACTTGGTGCTAATCTACTTCGTAAGGTTAAAGATGCTGAGGCGGTTATTGTAGCAAGTATACCAAAGCCATTTCGAGCGTCTGGTAAATCAATGCCTGAGATTAGACATTTGGTTATGTTAAATAGTATGCGATGTTATGTTTTAAAGACTAAGGTCAAGAACTTGAATCCTAAAATTATCAAAGGGTTCTCAAACATTATTAAACTTATCATGACTAACTATTCCTACGGCGAAAACGTATACCATGAAGAAGAGGAGAAATTAAATGACCAAACTAACACCACAGAAAATGCATGATGCCCATAAGGAACTTCAAGAAATCTTTGTTAAGAAGAATACTGACTATGGTAACTCCTTCGAAGAATCACTTGAAAAACACGGATTGATCGCTGCTATTGTCCGTATGGAAGATAAGATGTCTCGTTTGAACACACTATCTAAGCAAGAAGCACTTGTATCAGATGAGTCTCTTATTGACACCCTCAAAGACCTTTCTAACTATGCCCTTATGTCTGCTGTATGGTTAGAAGGAACTAAGAAAGAAGCAGATTTTTTAAATAAAGTCAATCAGGCCGTTACTACTAGCCCATTAACAGCTACACTTGATGCAATTAACCCTAATCTTTCGCCAGCAGCAATGGTTGATAACACACGGTAAGTTACTATGGATCCTATAACGTTTAATCCGGATAACGGACTGGATATTCTACGGACTATGAGGTCTCCCAAACAGATGGGTCGCCCTAAGAAGTTTGTAGACGATGAGGAAATCCTAATTTGTAAACAAGCCGGTTGGTCGAATCGGACGATTGCTGTTAGTCTTGGCGTGTCTAAGGATACTATAAATCGTAGAGTTCGTAAGCTTATCAAGGATGGCGTTATTAATCCTGATAATTATGACTACAATTTTGGTAATCCTAGTGCTTCAGATCAACCCCGACGTAAAAACAAAGAGCGTTGGGAACTTTGGCATGGTCCTGGTGTCTAATTTTTACATGCCTCTCTATAGAAAGAGAGGTATTTTACTATGAGTAAATTTATGTATCAAGGAATGGAATATGATGAAAGCTATATTAAGAAGCACATGCTGTATTCTGCTAACGTTAACCGCTTGTATATGACTCGGGTTCTAAAAGAATATTTTGGAGCACGTTTCACAGACAGAGCGCAACGTAAGTTAGAATTGGTTGAGCATCTTATGTGGTCTTTCAGAGATGAGCCAGACCAAGAAACTATTGACACTATTGTAGAAGTTACTACAGAATTCAGACAAGAGCTGGAATGGACTAAGCTCGACGAAGAGGCTATTCGCTACTTAGGTATTAAGGCTTTTACGGAACTCGATGAAGAAGACCGTAATAGACTTAATATTCTATGGCGCGATTTAGATTTCTAATCGAGTGAGGATACATTCCTCCTCTTTTTTTTAAAGGAGCAAATAAATGGAACTATTCGTAACAGACAATGAACTTGATCGTGGTGCGAACTGTCTTAAGACTATGTGGGGTCGAGACAATGTTGTTGAGATTGTTAGACACCATGTAGGTAGTATTAAAGGTATGGCAGAGACTATGTGCTACATGCAAGGTAAGACTATGCCGTATAACGTCCCGCCTCTAGCTGACTTCATTGACAACCTATGTCAGTCTATCCTGGGTACAGACAAGTATTATATCTATGCCGCCCATCCTACGATTGAGAACACCATTCTTAAATGTCATAAAGGGCCTTCGCTACATGGTCGGGTGATGAACCCTGTCTCTGCTATCATGCAGGTATATCGTGATAAGGACGGCCTATGCTGGTATATCTCAGACAAACCGTTTGAGTCACATGCTTTGAAGCCGTTCACCATCTATAATAAAGGTAACGGGTATTTCGAATACTATGGTCCTAACGCACCGTTGGGATCGGACTACTATATTGAAGAGTTTAAGGAGTGGTAAGATGGACGAAATTAAGTTAATCACATTCTGTACTATTTACTCGCGGTCTAAGTTACAGCTTATTGACCTGTATAAGAAGTTGCACGAGCATGCTAAGACTTATGGTTATCTAACAGTCAAAGACTATGTTCGCATCTGGCAAAAGGTCCCAGAAGGAAAAGAAGCTCTAACAACTCAATCTGCATCAGACGAATGGGGTGTTACAGTTCATGATTTCCCTGCTAAGATCAGTATTAAGAAGCACCCTATCAACGGCTACTACTTGCATATGCCCTCAACATATCTATTGTAGGTGATAACATGGGTAAAGGTGTTTATAAAGAGCTTAAATACGTCTTTGATGATGTAATCTATAATCATAAACAAGACGGTACTGTCGACGGTGTGACCTTATGGTTTTATCATATTAAGGATCAAAAGCAGTTCAAGCGTAAATTCCAAGATTACCGGTTATGGTTAATTCATATACAAGGGTTCTGGTATAAAACAGTATTTGAGGAGTATATCGACATGCCAGGACAGCTTGGATTACGGTTTACTATATTCTGGTAGTCTAAAAATTACAGCTTACTATATAGAAAGAATAAGGAGGTTCATAAAATGAACGACGAAAAACGTTATGAATACGACGGATGGTTTCCAGGATTAGAAGGAGACGATACAGCATATGGATTGTTCTGGGATTCAGAGAACAACTATCGAGCATGTATTAAACCAATGGAACAAGATGAAGCTGTTGAGCTTTGGCATTCTGTTCAAGAAGAACACGCTGCTGAAGTCAAAGAAGGAGCATCTCATGTTGGTAAATACATCGCGATCGGTTGTGGTCTGTTTATCGGGCACAAGTTGCTATCGCATTCTGGAGCTTATGGAAAAGCTAAACGTTGGATTTCAAATAAATTCGGCAAAAAGGAAGATGAAGGAATTATTATTTCTGAAGAATAGGAGTTTGGGTATTTTTACCCAGCTCTTATTTTTTTTTTAAAGGAGTATTTAAATGATTATAGAAGTAATATTAAATAGTTTCGCAAGTACACTATCTAAAAAAGACCGCGATAGATTAAACTCAGCGGTGCGTTCGATTATAGCCAATCCTAAAACCTTTTTGGACAATAAGACTTTTAAGGAGTTCCAAGACTGGTTATACTATAATGGTGGTGGTGACAAGGCTCTATCGCCTTTAACCTTACGTGTGTTTAGTATTGTAGCAGATAAGCTAGGAATTAACGCGGTTCACATATACGAACTTTGGGAAAACGATCAACTTATCTTCTATCCAGACGTCCCTGGTAGATTAACACCAACTATGTACGACTCACTTATTAAGTTGGAAAAACGTGCTAGCAAACTAGTTGATTCAGGTAAGAAGATCTACTTGGTTTATGATATGGGTTTCAACAAGATTGGTATAACAAGTCTTTTCTTTAATAAATGCCGTGGTCAAAAACCTTTCAACTTGGCGGATGTTAAAGCTGATATCCCGTTCTTCAAAGCTCGACATAATGAAAAAGAACGCGTAACTTTGAATGACCTGCGTAAAGTATATGGTTACGACCCTGTACCATCTAAATCTAACTATGACGAGTACAGTCCATATCGTAACACTAAGAAGCTGATCAAGTATCTAAAACCTGGCATTACAAGCAAGGAATACAAACAGCAATATGATGCATCTTGGAATGTTAAGTTTGACAAGATTGTAAAACTACGGTTTAGAGCATTCAAAGAAGGCTTGAGGAAGATATCTAAGGTTAAGTTCGCTAATCCGGAATTAATATTCTTAACAATTCAAGCTACAGACAAGTATCCGTTTAACATTTTCATAGACGATGATCTAGGTAAACACTACTTAGAAAAGGTTATGGGTATTATTTCCTTACACTACGAAGACTGGGAGGTTTAATTATGACAGAACAAGTACGTAATTCTGAAGGACGTGTATTCAAGCAAGCATGGGGACCACGCTCATATGTTAAGTCGCTATGGGATAGTATCGCGATGTATATGAACCGTCGCGGTGTTATCTACGACCAATTCCGTGAGTTCTCAGAGTATTCTCAAATTACTCGCATTGAGTACAGCCGAGCATACAAGTACCATGAGACGATGGCTCGTCAGCGGATTAATGAAATCCGTAAGGCAAATGGTCTTCGGACTATCCCGTTGAAATCCAACGACTGGTATCACGAAGATCTTGTATTAGAAGGATTGGAGGATTATAAGTATGGAAAAGTCAGCTAAGTATATCTATTTCTTCTTCATCATGGTTATCTTGACTATGATGTACATGGCACCAACTATGATAATAATCTGGTTGGCAATGAAGTTTAGTGTACTTAAAGGTATTGGTTTCCTCTTTGGTTTCTTCCTATTATTAGGGTATATTATGGCACTGACATCACTGTTTGTAGACCTAAGGGAGGGTGATACCCCACCTGTGAGAGAACCCGAGGAACCTTGTAAACTAATTAACTCTAATGGCTCACCATTCTCAGTATATCAAGAATTAAGTATATTCGAGAACTATGGACTGGTTAATGTCTATAATCGATTCTCTGAAGTCCTGAAACGACTGGAGTTCAATAAGAGCTACCTGACAAAGGCTCAGCAACTGGCTTTGATGTTTACCTATCTCAGCTCATGTATGCCGAAAGATATTATCGAAGATGAGTTATTCATCTATAACGAATGGTATCAAGGACGAGTCGCTATATTGTTAGCAATCGACGATCCGTTCAAATACGCATACAACTCAGATTGGCTGAACTTTGTTGAGTCGGATATTGAAGGAGACCATTACGTCTTTGTCATTAACCAGACTAAAGGCGTGACTGCATATAAAGGGACTAGGGATGAACTAGTCGAACAATTTAAATTAGATTGGCCGGAGTAAAATGACAGAAAACAGAAAAGTAAAAAGACCTGAAATTAAAGAGGTCAGTAGAAGTATTAAGGATATCTTAGAACCTGCGTTTGATATTCTTATGATGGACCCTGCGAACGATAGAGACTATATCGATGATCTACACAAGATCATGCATGAAATTGTCAAAGGCGCACATTATAGATTTGATGCAACTGACCTTTGGGAGCTGTTCCAAATGGATTGTGTCTTTATTGCTACTCGTGATAGCTGGGTAAGGCATATGCCTAAGAACCTTATCACAATCGCTCGTATCGCTAATAACTTGGATAAACCTATTATCGACGTGTTTATTCAAGAGGACGGTAACGAGAACTACAAGTTCGATGTCCGTATCATGAAACCTACAGTCGACACTGGGGATAATAAATGGTTCTAACATTTGACAAAGGAGACTACCTTGAGTGATAAAACAACAAAACATGCAATATTTATTATAGCGTTCACTATGTGTACTGCTTTCTTCTGGGGGTTGATTGGAATACTGGTTCTGCTATTTATGTGGAACCCGCACTTCCTACCTCTATTAAAAGGAGTATTGATACTATATCTCTTTGCTGTATGGGCTACATCTGTTTATAAACTATGGGTAGGCGCTTACAAAGGTCGTGAGTTTATTATCAGTCCTATCGAAGAGCGTGGCTATGACAACTACTGTACTTATGAAACTACAAAGAAGGATAAGGTGAAGAAAATGTCAAATGATATTATCAAAGTTAATCTGACTCAGGTTAATAGCGAAAATGATTTACTCATGGGCTATGTTGCTAGTTTAAAAGAAAGTGGTATTATCATCGAGCTTATCAGTGAGAACTATGCTGATAATTGGTGGAATTCACTTGTGGTGTTTACTATGAGCGCTAATGATCTATATAAGATCCCTGACATTATTGAGGAACGAATCGTTATGGATGTTGTCGATGAAAAATACGTCACCGATAACGTTAAGGAAATTGCCATCATTGTCTATAACGACTACTTAGAATAGGAGGAGCGTAATATGGCAACAAATGAAACTAAGAACGGACGCAAGTTCATTAAAATGTATGATCCTGAAACTGGTGAATATCTTGGACCATTTGTTAATATGACTCACGAAGAAGCCCATGGTAAAAAGCCAGAAAGACCTTTTGAATGCAAATTCGATAAAGACGCCTGGGATGGTCTTAAAATCGAGCGTGATGGTGTCCTTACAATCAAGATTGGTGAGGAAGGCGCGAATGATATTGCTGAGATCCTTAGCCCTTTACTTGAAGAATATGCAAAAGAAATTGAGAATGCTACCAAGAATTCTGCTGAAATCTTTTGTCGTATTACAGATTGTACATATGATGAATTTAATCGCTACGCAGAGAAATACACAACATCTATTCCTGCGCTATTACCTTATATTGTAAAGTCAGCTATAACCACAATTTCGCGTGTCTCAGACTTATCTGAAATTAGCCTAAATGTTCCTTTGCTTGTATATGCTTTATATTATGAACGATATAATAATAGTATCCTCCCATCATCACAAATGGATATTGTATTTGATATTATTAGTGCTATGCTTGAACTGAAAAAAGAAGGTATGATACAATGAAGCTACTATGCAGACCGGATTACTACACCGAACACCGTGACGAAATACTGGAGTTTGTCAAGCACAAGGAGGACATTATATTCACTGCTGACCTGCCTGGGGTTAAGACGGATTTTGACTATTTCCTCATTGACAATGATACCGCTCGCAAGATAAGTTGGCATGTTAGTGAGGTTTATGAAAACTTACTCAAGAACACCAACCTTCTGTCTAAGGAAATTGAGGATAGAGTTAACTATGAGACGACTCAGCACTTCTATTTACCTAAATTCCACTTCAAAAGACCAGAATAAGTCCTCAATACACTACAATACAGTCTTGCAGACCTAAAATGATACCTCATTTTTACTATAATAAATCTGTAACTTATTACAAAGCTCTTAATAGAGGGAGTGAGATGGAGAGTTTTATACTCATATATTATAGGTAAAATATTAGACGTATTTTTCTACTATTATATACCACTCTCTCTATCGCTTAACTACTTTATTTGCTAGAAAAGGAGAAAAAATCATGGCAAATACACAACAACTTACACTTGAAAACGTTCGCGTTATCTTCCCTAACTTTGGAGGACGTGTTACAGACCATAATAAACTTGGTTCTCGCGAATTCTCTGCCCAACTAGATCCTGAAGTCGGTGCGGAACTAGCGGCACAAGGTTGGAATGTTAAATTCCCGTCTGAAGATCAGCCTCATGGTAGAATCTTCTTGCCTGTAACTCTGTCTAATGGTCCTACAGTTCAACCATGGATTAAAATTGTCCTAGTTAACAATGGTCAAGGTACTATTGTACAGCCAGATGACGTTGAGCAACTTGCTATGCTTGACAATGTCACACCTGGAGCTCGTGCAAACCTTATCCTTAACCCATATCACTGGACAGTTGGATCTAACTCTGGTATCAAGGCTTATGTTAAGAAGCTTTATATCTACCTAGATGATATCGATCCTGAACTTGCGCCACATATGGAAGAGTTTGAACGCGATATTAACTACTTATAATAATGATTCCCAAAAAACTTGGGAAGATAACCTTGAAGCCCGAGCAATATGAAGCTTGCTCTAAACTCAAATCTGGCTCTATATTAATGGGAGGTGTTGGTTCAGGTAAGACATATACGTCTATATTCTGGGCCGCCTCCCAATACGGAGCTGATTTTTTTACGGAAGAAAGACCTTTGATCGTCATCACTACTGCTATGAAGCGGGACTTGATTGAAAAAGGTGCAGATAAACCCGACTGGCAACAATCTCTGGAGAATTGTGGGATACATAATTATATAGTAGACTCATGGCAAAACATTGAGAAGTACTATAATATATCTAACAGCGTTTTTATTTTTGACGAGCAGAGGGTTGTAGGTTATGGGAAATGGGGTAAATGCTTCATTAAGACTGCTTGGAACGATAACAAATGGATATTGCTCTCAGCTACCCCTGGTGATGTATGGATGGACTATATGCCCGTCTTCATCGCTAATAAGTTCTACCGTAATAAGACTGAGTTCACCTCTCGTCATGTTGTATGGGATCCATATGTCAAATTCCCTAAGGTTAAGAAGTATATCGGCACGGCGGTTCTTGAGAAATACAGGAACCAAATCATAGTGCCTATGGGCGATAGTCGCCAGACAACTCGTCATAGAGATTATGTATATGCTGAATTCGACTCTACAGCCTTATTGGATTTGGCCAACACAAGATGGAACCCATTCACAGACGAGCCTATATTGAATATTGCTGAGTATACCCAGCTCGTTCGACGTATCGTGAACACGGATCCTGATAGAATTCGTATAGCCGAACACCTAATTAAGACACATAAACGGCTTATTGTCTTCTATAACTTCAACTATGAGTTGGATATCTTAAAGGATATTTGTGAACGCAACAACCTACTATACAAAGAATGGAACGGCCTTAAGCATGAGCATATCCCGTCTAGTGATGAATGGATATATCTTGTGCAATACACGGCCGGCGCTGAGGGATGGAATTGTACTACTACTGATTCTATCCTATTTTACTCAGTTAATTATTCATTTAGGAAAATGGAACAGGCGGAAGGTCGGATAGATCGGACTAATACCCAGTACAGAGACTTACATTATACCTATATCACCTCTCTTTCTAAAGTTGATAAGGATATTCTTAAGGCTGTACGAGATAAGAAACGGTTTACAGAGGCCGCTTGGGCTAAAAAACAAGGTTTTGTTCCTATTGATATGCAAATTGAAAAGCTTGAGGAGGACTGGCTATATGGCGTCGAGATTGGAAGCTGACTTCCAAAAGATGGTCGTTAAAAGGCTCAGAGAGGCCTATAGAGGGCTTCTGCTGGTTGCTAAGACAGACCCTGGGTCAATACAAGGGATGCCTGATTTAATCGTTCTATGCGGCTCTCAGTACGCTTTACTGGAGGTTAAACGCTCAGCTACGGCTAAGAAACGTCCGAATCAAGGATATTATATCGAGAAATTCGGCAAGGATACCTTTACTGCATTCATTTATCCTGAAAATGAACATGAGGTTATCTGGTATATGCTTGAATTCTTCGGTTTAGACCCAAATCTATATTTCGATCTTAAAGGAAAATAGATAACTTTCTACTATTATAAAGGAGCTATATAATGTATATTGTAGAATTGGCAGGTCGGTTTAATAAACTGCAAGGTGCGGATTGTCTTATCCATAATGACCAACTCCACACGCCTTATTTGTTTAATACGGTTAGGGAAGCTACGGAGTATATTAAATCAAGGTCTAAAGTTCCTATATATTTAGATAAGATCTTTACTATCAATGCGAACCACGACGATATTTACGTCTATAAATTCTCAGATGATGGTAGTGACGTGGATAAGGAGATTCGTATTATCCCATGTAAGGTATATTCTAGAGGGGGTTGATATAAATGGAATGGATACCACACTGGAACTTAGTAGGTAAACACGCATTTTTATCCCCATCAGGTTACTCTTGGTTGGGATATGACTCAGATAAGATGGCTAAATCCTATGAGAACAAGCAAAACGTTGCTCGTGGGACAGCTTTACATGAGATGGCGTCGCAACTTATTAAGTCAAAAACAGAGCTCGCACCTAAAAAGAAGGCTCTAAACATGTTTGTTAATGATTGTATACGTGAAGGTATGTCGTCTGAGGTATTATTATACTACTCAGATAACTGTTTTGGCACTGCTGATGGTATAAAATGGGACGCTGATAACAAAGTTCTACTCATTTATGACCTCAAAACCGGTGTTTCCAAGCCTTCATTCAAACAATTAGACATCTATGCTGCTCTATTTTGCTTAGAATACAACGTAAATCCTAAGAAAATTACCAT